AGTATCTCGGATTTACGCAGCTCAGTGCACGGCCTTGTCGAACTTAAGAGTTGCGGTTTCCCCTCGGAGCATAGCTTGGCGGGTTTGTGTTGAAATGATTGGACACTTACTTGCCGGTCTAGAGCCAGAGGGACTGCCTGTTATTCATTATGCACATGGACATAATGTACACAGTCAACACGTCCCTTGTAAGCCGGACCCGAGTGGGGCCCCCTCGATGAGCGCTTTGGCGCTCATCGGGGGGGCCTCTGATACCCACAGTATGGGCTGTGGGCGTGATGGACTGCGACTTTAGGTCGTAGCCCCGTAGGCGAAGCGGGTGGATATGGTGGGAGGCTAGGTCATTTAGGGGCTGATACCGGCGCACGGTGATTTGACGTAAAACGCGTAGACCTTTTGAGGCATAACGCGGCTTCGGTTGATGGCCGGAGAACGCCAATAGCCGGGTATTTCCGGACTGCGGTTCAGCTTTGGTATGACTTGGTGCGAAAGTTGGTGTAACACTCGTCCCTAGAGAGGCCTGGGGGGGGAACGTCGGTGACTGATTGCCTATCGTGAGTCACCGCGGTCGACCATAGAATTATCACGGGGGACCAAATGCACTACATACTCATGAAATGGATCTTAATGAGTATTTTGGCCTGGATTATCACTCTATTCGGAGTGATTCACTTTGGGATGCTGATCGTGCAGCCACACGATCGTATCCCACGCATTGGGGCCCATCCGGCCTGGAATTCAACGATCCGGATTCCGGGTCGTTTGGAGTCCTCCGGCTGGTCCCGAGCTCCGCGGCTGCTGGATTGGGCGCCGTGGGCCGGGGTGGCGGCGGTGGTGGAGGACTGGGGCCTTCCATACGCCGAGGGGATTCTTCCGGTGGTGAAGAATCTGAGTGGGAGAATGTGGAGGGGGATGGAGTCGGAGTGGCAGGTGATTGTGGAGTCGGAGGGGTTGGTGGAGCCTCCCCCACTGGTCATTCCGAGGAGGGTGAAGAGGTGGGTTGTGGTGTGGACAGGGACGCACTGGCTAGATTGGTTCGCCACATCAAAGTACCAGTTGATGAGTTCGCACTCGCCTGCCTTGGTTGTCCTCAGTCCATTCAGGGGGTTGAATTCTATGATCCGGGGTTGTTACCATGCAATTTACCCAACGGATCGCCCGGACTTGACCCCCGAGGTTGGGCTGGAGTCCTGGATGCAAGGTTTTCTGAGGTCCGTTCGGATACCGGAGAGCCTGCAGGAGTTCGAGGTTGGGTTGAACAGCAGGATGCAGCTGATCAGTTCGAGGAAACACGAGAGTTGGGCGCGATTCAGCGCATTAACGCTCGTAATCGTGGGGTCGTTGGTCGCCTTGTACCTACTGGCAACGACATTCCGCTTGGGTTACTTCCTCCTGGTGCTGGTCATCGAATTCCTCCTCCACGTCAACCGACAGGCTCGGGACGCCCTGGTGGGTTTGCGCGGCAGGTTCGGCCGCGCAATGGCTCGTAGGATGATGTCCTGCGATGCTTTGGGGGCAGACTGTCTCAATGGTCTGCTTCGCGATGAGCTGCTGGCGAACAGTGATGAGTATACTACGGCAGCTGGGGTTGTTGTGAGGGGTGACGTCTTCGGTCCAACTGCGGAGACGGACGCTGATGTTTGGGCTTCGGTTGAGCCTGAACTTCATCGCGTCATGGGTCAGGATGGGGATCTGGTGCGGCAACCACGGGAATGGAGTTTATTCCCGGGTAGCATTGAGGAGAATGCCTTTAATGTTTGGCGTAATCCGATTGATGTCGCGCTGGAGTGGGTTGGGATTTCGGTTGATGGTGAGTGTCGGGCTGCGAATGTGAGATCAGCCCGGGCTCGTGCTGCAGTGCGTCAGAGGATGGCTCGCATTGCTTTCCTGACCGAGTGTGTCAGGCACGAGAAGCCCGGGTTGCGTAACATGAGCGCCAATCGGTTGTTGTTGAAGACCGACATCATCCCCAGGGTCCTTAAGGATAAGTGTCCCAGTTTGCGGCTGTGTGGCTACAATTTTTATATTGAGGCCATACTGGCGGCTTATTGGGGCAGTGATTCCACCAGTGACTTGCTGAGACAGTGGCAGGCACTGAACCCACCCCAGGAGGATCGGTTGTGATGGGGCCCCGTCGAGCGCCAGGCCGTGGAGACTGAGTTCAGGTGTGCTCACCCCCACGTTTTGGTGCGAGATTGGGGACCCATGGAGAAAACACCAGCGCGTAAGTATTATGAGTTTCCCGCGCTTGGGTGTGATAAGCAGTTTGTTTGCCAGAACAACTCGCTAGGAAACTTGCTGGCAGGACTAGAAGGTCGAGTCTTTCAGGTTCAGACTCCCGCGGGGCTGGCACCCCCCCCAAGGCCGCGTCGAGGTGTTTTTGGCACCTTGATGCGCCCTGCGTTTGATGAGTTGCGGCGACGAGTACGCTACGTTCCATCTTTGTCCGTGAGTGAGTTTGTTAATCAAACACCTCCGCACAAGCGGAAAGTCTATGAGCGAGCCGCTACTCTTTTTATGCAGGTTGGGGTACGTCCATGTGATTGGCAGGTGAAAACGTTTGTGAAGTTTGAGAAGTTGTTTGTGAAACCCAATAAAGTTTTAGTACCTAGGGTTATCCAACCACGCTCGCCAGTCTACAGTCTAGCACTCGGTAGGTTTACTCGTCCTATCGAGCACAAATTATATGGTTGGTTGAACGACATGTGGGGAGGGGTCACGGTTATGAAAGGGTTGACCCCCGAACAGGTGGGTGAGCAGGTGTATAGCAAATGGAGTAGATTTGTGAAGCCTGTGGCAGTTGGATTGGATGCCAGCAGATTTGATCAGCACGTCAGCCAGGATGCTTTGCGTTGGGAGCACAGCATCTACCGGTTGGCCAATGATTCAGATGAGATGGCTTTCTATCTGAGTAAGCAGTTACGCAACCGGGGGGTTGCTTATTCCGAGGGTAAGAAATTGACATATTTGACTAATGGTTGTCGTATGTCGGGGGATATGAATACCGGAATGGGCAATTGTTTGTTGATGTGTAGCATGATGTTTAGTTATTGTCGTGCACATGGTCTTCGCCCTGGTAGGGATGTTCATTTATTGAACAACGGTGATGATTGCGTACTGATCTTGGATGAAAGACATCTCCATAGACTGAATAACATTGGTCCATGGTTTTTACGGGTTGGGTTCACTATGGTGCGTGAGCCCCCCGTGCGCGTGATGGAGCAGATTGAATTTTGCCAATCCCAACCTGTTTGTGTCGATGGCTCGTGGGTGATGGTCCGAGGCCTGAAGGCGCTAAGCAAGGACTCCTTGTGCTTGTTGGGGCGCGAGGCGTTGACTGCGTGGGTATCCGCTGTTGGTACCGCCGGGTTAGCTTTGACCGGCGGGGTGCCCATTTACCAGTCAGTGTATAGTTCGATGGCGCTTTCAGGTGGCCCTGCTAAGGGCGTAGCTAGGAGTAAACTGTTGGCGGACTCCGGATTTATCCGTGCTAGTCTTGGAATGCGGCGTAAGTATGGGCCCATTTCGGATGAAACTCGGGTGAGTTTTTGGAGGGCTTTCGGTGTCACTCCTTGTCTACAGGTGGAGATCGAAAAATTTTACGAGTCGTTGGCTGGCCGGTGTCTGTACGAACCGGATGGGCGATGGGATGAGAAGTACATCGCCCTCCCCAAGGGTAATGGCTAGAAACAATAGAAACAAGGGGGGTGCGCAGCCTCCAAAACAAGTTGCGAAGAAAAACAAAAACAACAAAAATGGGAAAAAGGGAAAAAGGACAGGAGGTAGGGCTCCGACTGGGAATATGGTGTCCACCAACTCCTACGCTGGGCAGAGGCTGCCTACGACTCGCATGTTGGGCGGGTCAACGGTAGTCTCGCATACGGAAACGTATGGAGTTAATGTGTTGGGCACGGCTGGATTTTCTGTTGCGAGCGCTTGGGCGCTGCAACCCGGTATTTCCAACTATTCACGTGGGTCACCTTTGGGTATATGGCTCCCACAGATTGCGGGGAATTTCGACAATTTCGAAATCCTGAACCTTAAGTTCACATATCGTGCTGCCTGCTCCACTTTGGAGCCTGGGCTAGCAATGTTCGCATTTGAGCCTAATCCAGAAGGTAATGTTCCATCAACTTATCAGGAGTTCAGGAACATGTACTCAGTGGATGGATCAGTACACGCAAATTTAACATTTGATGTGTCACAGAAATGCCGCCGGCCTCTACTGACACGCAAGGGTACAGTAGTTAATCTTCCTAGTTATGATGCTGGCAAGGTCTATTTTGGAACGATTGGATGCACAGAAAATGCAAAATTGGGGTTCATCGATGTTAGTTACACGGTTAGATTGTTTAATCCGCAATCTTCCGCATCTACGGTAAGTCCGGTGGTCACTTATGTGCCTATCTTGCCTGAGGTGCGGTATGCCTGGTCACCATCATCTGATGCAACCGCCAATGTCTCAACCGATTGTCTCCAACCTTTGGCTTTGTTTATGAATTCTTATACAGCAGCGGGGGCTACTGACATGTTCACGGTTGCCACAGGGGTCCCGGCGTTTAGCAACACGATTCAGGGTGGATGTGTTTTTGCTAATACCGTTCAGTCGACGTGGAAATATTTGAAGGCTGCGTATGCTGGGCGGTATTCCGTTAGTTGTGGGTTTGCGGGGGACTTCAAGGATTTGAACTTGTTTGCCATGCTGCCGATTTATATTGGTGGCACAGTTGTTCCTTGTCGAACTCAGGTTTACTCATCGATGAGCGGGACGTCGGTGACTGAGGTTGAGTGTGTGGCTCGTGGGTGGAGAGGGTTTACCGGTACGGTGACTGGTGATCCCAATCCTGGTACTGATTTGGGGTTTTATGGTGATTGGGAGATAGCCCTAGAAGCTGGGGATGGGTTTGGCGTTGCGTTGGGATACCGGAATTACAACTCGGTGTCTACCAGTGCCACTCTCATTTTCAGAGGTGGTTGTGGGCCTTCTTTCATTTCCATTCGGTACCTTGGTCCTAAGTACTGATTGTGTATTATACTATTTCACTGGTTTGATTATTATTAATTCAAAATATAAATATTAGTGTGTGTGTGTTGTTTGTGTGTTTGTCCGTGTTTGTGATTTTTGGGTGTGGAACTTACGGGCCGGCAGCTTGTGCCGGAGTCAGCTTAAACGCTGGATCTATAGGGGGTGGCTCCCCCGACCAGCGGTGGGTTGTCGGCCGGTGAGGGGTCCCACATCTTGGCGGAGTAGACGGGATATCGTGGTCGCTCGCGATAAGAAGGCGCGCTGGTGTTCGGAGAGGGTGAATAATTTCTCTGTTTGCGCGTCACAATTTAACACTTAGGAG